TCGCGGCGGAAAAGGCCATCCTGACCGGTCAAGCATACAGCATCGGCGGGAGGAGCCTCACCCGGGCCGATCTGAAAGAGGTCCGTGCGGAGAGGAAGGAGCTTTCCAGCCTGGTGGAACAGCTGGCTGGAACGTCCAACGTCGCCCGGAAAATCAAAGTTTACGGCGGGACGCCGGCATGAAGATAGGGGTCAAGGTCGGAGGGAAGACGGTATCGTTCGAGGAGAATCTTATCGACCGGGCCATCCGGTACCTGGACCCCCAGAAGGCGAACAAGCGGGCCGGGGCCCGCCTCATGGCGATTGCCGGGGGATATGTCGGCGCTTCCACCATTCGTCGGCAGACCCTCTCCTGGTCGGCACAGAAGGGAGACGCGGACGCCGTCATCAACCCGGATCTGCCGCTCCTGCGGGAGAGGTCCCGGGACTTGCTGCGCAACGCTCCCTTGGCGGTGGGGGCCGTCAACACGGTGGTCACCAACGTCGTCGGCACGGGGCTGCGGCACAAATCGAAGATCGACCGGGACGCGCTGAAGCTGACCGAGGAACAAGGGGACGCCTGGGAGGCGCAGACCGAGCGGGAGTGGCGACTGTGGTCCGAATCCCCGGAATGCGATGTCGCACGTACGCTCCGGTTCACTGCCATGCAGGACCTGGCGTTCCGGCAGACGCTGGAGAACGGAGATGTCTTCGCCCTGATGCCGAACCTCGTCCGTCCGGGATCCCCGTACGGCTTGAAGGTTCAACTTGTCGAGGGAGACCGTGTCTGCAACCCGAACTGGGCGCAGGATACAGCGACGATCGCCGGAGGCGTGGAGCGGGACGTCAACGGCGCACCGGTCCGGTACCATATTCTCGACAAGCACCCCGGCGCGGCGTTCTTTTCTCGCGGCTCCGTAACCTGGCTTCCCCGCGATGCGTTCAGCAAGACCGGCCGGCGCAACGTGATCCACCTTTTCAAGCCGGTCCGCCCCGGGCAGTCCCGCGGAATACCGTACCTGGCACCGGTGATCGAGCCGCTGAAATCGCTGGATCGGTACACCGAGGCGGAGATCGCGGCGGCCGTCATCTCCGGGATGTTTACGGTGTTCGTCAAGTCCGACTCCGGGAATGTGAACCTGAATCCCATGGCGCCGACCTCGGAGACGCAGGGAAGCGATACGGACGAGGATTTCAAGATGGCCTCCGGGGCAATCCTCAACCTAGCAAAGGGAGAGTCGATTGAAACGGCGGACCCGAACCGGCCGAATACGGCGTTCGACCCGTTCGTCCAGGCGGTTCTTCGGCAGATCGGCGTGGCGCTCGAGCTTCCTTTTGAGGTGTTGGTCAAGCATTTCACAGCCTCGTATTCGGCGGCCAGGGCGGCTCTCCTTGAGGCGTGGCGGTTCTTCCGGACCCGCCGGCAATGGCTCGCGGAAAACTTCTGCCAGGTCATCTACGAACTCTGGATGGACGAGGCGGTCGCCCTGGGCCGCATCAAGGCTCCGGGCTACTTCTCGGACCCGATCATCCGGAAGGCGTACCTGGGCACGGAATGGATCGGGCCGGCGCCGGGGCAGATAGACCCGGGGAAGGAAGTCGATGCGGCGCAGAAGCGTGTCGACGGCGCCTTCTCCACGATCGAGAAGGAAACGATGGAGCTCACCGGCGGAGATTGGGAGAGCAATATGCCGCAGATCCGAAAGGAACGCCGGATGCTGAAAGAGGCGGGGATGGGACAGGAACAGAAGGCAATCGCCGCTCCCGCGGCTCCCGAGGAGCCGCCGAAGAATCCAGACAAAAGCGATACCGACTTAGAGGAGAACTGACATGCGCGTGATCGACGTCCTCACAAGCCCTTGGGCGATCGTCCCGGAGAAGTTGATTGAGATCCAGGAGATCTACCGGACGCACCTGCGGGGGGAGAAGATCGACCTCGAGGGGATCGAGGCCCGGATCGGCCATCCCTTGGCGAACGATCCGAAACCCTACGAGACTGTCCGGGGCGTGGCGGTGATCGAAATGGAGGGGGTCGTCTCCAAGCGGATGAGCCTATTCACAAAGATCTCCGGGGGGATCTCCACCTACCAGGTGCAGGAGCAGCTTCAGGCCGCGCTGGCGGATCCGAAGGTCCGGGCGATCATCCTCTCCGTCGATTCCCCCGGCGGGACGCTGGACGGGACGGCGGAACTGGCCGGCGCGATCCACGCGGCCCGGGACGAAAAGCCGATCGTGGCGTTCACCGACGGGATGATGTGCTCCGCCGCCTACTGGATCGGCTCCGCGGCCTCCGCAATCTACATTTCCGGGGACACGCCCCAGGTGGGGTCCATCGGCGTGGTGGTCGCCCACATGGACATCTCCAAGGCCGAGGAGAGGATGGGGGTCAAGACCACGGAGATCACCGCCGGGAAGTACAAGCGGATCACCTCCAGGCACACTCCGCTGTCGAAGGAAGGGCGGCAGACCATGCAGGAGATGGTCGATTACGTCTATTCGGCCTTCGTGGGAGACGTGGCGAAACATCGCGGAATTTCCGAGGAGCAGGTACTCGAGCAGATGGCCGACGGGCGGATCTTCTTCGGCCGCCAGGCCTTGGATGCAGGATTGGTCGACGGTGTCTCGACCATGGAGGAGTTGGTCGGAAGGCTTTCCGCCGGGGAACCGGTGGGCAAACCCGTTGCGGCCGGTGCCGTCGCGACGGCAATCGAGGAAACCAAGAAGGAGGACCGCATGAAAATCAAGATCGGATCGACCGAGATCGAGGCCCAGGAGGGGCTGGCGATCGACGCGAAGTACATCTCCGAGAACTGCTCCGACATCGCCGACGCTCTCCGGGGTGAGGGCGCGACGACGGAGCGGGTTCGGGTACAGGGGATCGAGGAGAACGCCCTGCCCGGGCACGAGGGGATCGTGGCCGAGGCGAAGAAGGACGGCAAGAGCACGGGCGCGGACGTCGCGCAGCGGATCGTGAAGGCCGAGAACAAGATGCGCACCGACAAACTCGGCGAGATCCGGACGGACGCCGTGAAGTCGGTCCCGGCGGTGGCCGTGGACGGTGTCCTGAAGCCGGTAGCGGAGGAAGAGAAGGGATTCATGGCCCTGGTGGACGCGCACCAGGCGAAAGAAGGGTGCTCCCGCGGGGAGGCGATCAGGGCGGCTGCCCACGGTCACCCCGAGGCGCACGAGAAATATCTCGCGGGGCTGCAGGAGAAGGCGGACAAGTAATAGCTCGCCGGTGAAGCGGGCATCAACTTCAACGAAAAAGAAGGAGGAAGGCTATGTGGAACGAAGGACCCATGACATTCACCGCGAACGGGGCCATCGGGGCCAAGATTCGCGTGAAACTGACGGCCGGATCCAGCACGACCCCACCCCAGGTCGAGATCGCCGGGGCTGGAGAGCAGCACATCGGCGTGACGTTGTATGGGGTCGCGGACGGCGCCCTGGTGGCGGTCAAGGGACGGGTCCCCGGGCAGATCGTCGAAATGACGGCTTCCGAGGCGATCGAGGTCGGCGATCCGATCTACGGCGCCGCGGCGGGGAAGGTGAAGGACACCTCGGACGGTTCCGCCATCGGGTACGCGATCGAGGCGGCAACGGCGACCGGCGACATAATCCAGTGCATCGACGAGGCGATCCTCTCCACCACGGCGGCGACGGTGTCCGTCGCGGATGCGGGTACCTTCACGACCGAGGAGACGGTCGAGGCGGCCCTGGCGGAGATCTACCAGGGCCTGCTCACCGCCAAGGGGATCATCCCCATTCCGACCCCGGCGTTCGATTCCGCCGGCGTCGCCCTGGCCGCGTTCGTCAGCGCGGACTCGGTCACCGGCGGCTACTGCGTCACCGCCAAGGGGCTGGGCATCCGGTGGAACAACCATGCCACCCCGGGCCCGGCGGTCGGGATCAAGGTGATGGTGCCGCCCGACGCGGACATCACCGCCGACATGGTGCTCCACATCCTGGCGGCCAAGACCGGCGCGACGATCGGGGACGCCACCACGTTCACGATCGGGGCGTACAACAACACGGTCGGGGACGCCTTCGACGCCGATTCCACCTTCGGCGGGGCGACCGACGCCATGGTCGGGGACGCGACGGCGAAGGACGTTCAGCACGTCACGCGGACCCTCGCGTTGGCGGATCTCGCCGCCTATCCCGCGGCGATGGAGCTGACCATCAAGCCGACGAACGGGACGCTCGGTACCGACGACGTGATCCTGCTCGCCTGCTGGATCGAGTACCAGAAGAAGCTCCTGACCGCGTAAGTCTGGCCACATAACCCGCGAACCGAAGGGCCGCCATCGAGCGGTCTTTTTCATTTTCCAGAAGGAGGAAGGAAATCATGGCCAGACCGACAAGCGCGACCACCGTGGCCCGCCCGGATCTCGGGGCGATCGCCTACGAGTACATGGAAAAGGGGGGGGACAGGGGCTTCATCTGCCTCGACCTGCTTCCCGTGCTGGACGTAAGGGAGGAATCCGGGAACTACCCGAAGATCCCGATCGAGGCCCTGCTCAAACTGCCGAGCACGGCGCGGGCGGCCAGCGGGGCTTACAACCGGGATGCATGGGAGTTTGAACTCGGCAATTACAACTGCGTGGAAAACGGCATCGAAGAGCCTGTGGAGGATTCCGAGGCGCGAAAATACAGCAGGTATTTCGACGCCGAGGAAATAGCAGTTCAGCGTGGCGTGGACATCCTTCTCCGCACGCAGGAAGCTCGCGTGGCTACAAAAGTGTTTAATACCTCCAACATCACCGCAACCGCCGATGTGACGATCGCGTGGGGAACCGCCGCAACCGCCGTGCCACGCGCCAACGTCATGGCCGGGAAACTGGCGATGCGTGCGGCTTCCGGCCTCGACCCCAACGTCGTCGCCATGAGCCGGAAGGTGTTCGACACGTTGATGATGACGGCGGAAGTCACGGCCGCCTTCCGGTACACCAACCCGATCGAGATCGGCGGGTACGACGCGCAGAAGCGCCTCATGGCCCAGTATTTCGGGGTGGATCGGGTGCTCGTTGCCGGGGCGGTCAAGGACGGGGCGAAGAAGGGGCAGTCGTACTCCCTCTCCGATCTGTGGGATGACGAGTACGTCGGCCTGTTCAAGGTGTCCAATGGCGGACCGGACCTCCGGGATCCGTGCCTCGGGCGTACGTTCCTCTGGACCGCCGACTCCCCGCAGAACGTTGTGACCGAGACGTACCGCGAAGAGCAGACCCGGAGCAACATCTACCGGGTGCGTCAGAACACCGACGAGGCGTTCGTCTTCACTGGCGCCGGGTACCTGCTCGGCAACATCATCCATCCGTAGCAAACGCCTGACGGGAGGGGCGGCTCCTCGCCCCTCCCTTTTCCGGGGGGATGATGGCGTTCACCGAAGATCTTGATGTTTTCTTCGCGGATTACGGGGTGGATGCGATCTATACCCCCCTGGGGGGAGCCGCGAAGAGCATTTTAGTCATCTTCGACAACGAGTTCGCCGCCGCCCAGGGGCTTGGGGCCATCGGGGTTGACAGTTCTGTCCCGCAGGCACTCTGCAAAACCTCCGACGTGTCCGACGCCACCCGAGGGGCGACACTTCTTGTCGGAGGAATCACCTACAGCGTAACCGAACCCATGCCGGACGGCACGGGCATGACCACGTTGCGACTTTCGAAGGACTGACATGGCCCCGAAACGACAGCAGATAATGGACCTCATCGCGGCCCGGATGGAGTTGATCCGTACCGGTACCACAGAGGCGGGCGTCTACACGAGCGAGCTAGAGCCGGGGGCGCTCACGCTCCCGGGGACGGATGGTGCCTACACCGAGGGGGGGGCGGCAACCTACTACTCCGACCTCGGGTTGAACGTGATCACATCCCGCCCCCAGCTTGTTCTTCCGGACGGGTCGGTCGGCCGGGTACCGGTGGAGCCGTCGGAGTGTCCCTGCATCATGATCCGGGATCCGGTGGACACGATCTCCCGAATGGACATGAAAGGGAACGAGAAGCATGTTCTGGACATTGAAATCGAGATCCGTCACGAAGGAGGGGCGATCACCGACTCCGACCTCAGGAAGATGGAGCAGGACGTCCGCACGGCGATCGGGTTAGACCCCACGTGGGGCGGGATCGGGAAGGACATGGTTATCAACTCCGGAGAGAAGATCCTTTTGCAGGCCGACAAGATCATCGGGGGCCTGTTGATCCGCGGGAACGTGACGTTTTACACATCTGCATGGTCTGAAACGTAAATACACCGTCCTCATGGGGCGAATGGTAAGGAGGAAGAAATGCCAAGCAACGCGCAGAACGCCCAGGGGACGACCCTGGAGATTTCCGGTGCGGCGGGCGGAGCGGTCACGCTGACGGATATGACCCTCTCCAATCCGACCATCCTCACGAAGGCCAGCCACGGACTCTCCAACGGGGACGTGGTGACGTTGGCAAACTTCGCCGGGGCGGACGCGGCCACCCTGAACGGGCAGGTCGCGGTGGTACATTCCGTCACCACCGACACCTTCGCCGTGGACATCGACACCACGGGGAAGACGATCACCGACAACACGAATGCCGCCACCGCCACGCCGCTCGCATGGGTCGAGGTTGGCGAAGTTGTCTCGGGCGATGGGTTCGACGGTGCCGCCGCGGTCATTCCGAAGACGAACCTGAAGTCCACTGCAGTGGAGAAGGACATCGGGCTCCAGGACTTCGGGTCTCTGAAGCTGGAACTGCAGATCTACGATGCGGACACGGGACAGACCGCGCTTCGTGCGGCGAAGACCGCGCAGACGAGCAAGAGTTTCCGGGTGTCGTATCCGAACGGAGAAACCCGCACGTTCTCGGGGTTCGTCATGTCCTTCCCGGAGAAGTTCGGCGTGGATTCCATCGTTACCGGCTCCACCGAGATCCTCATCGACGGGGAAGTCACCTACGCATAAGGAGGGTTGATGCTCAAGGCGTCCGAGTACCGCAAGCGTCTCCGCAAGGTAATCACGCTTCCATCCGGCGGGGAGGTGGAGATCCGGAAACTATCCGCTTCGGATTTCCTCTCCGCCGGGGAAATCCCGCTGGCGTTCCAGGAGGCAATCCGCAGCGGAGACAAGGCGGCAGTGGAGGCCGCGATGAAGGCCGATCCGGGGCTGTCGAAGCGGATCAACAACGCCGTCCTCATCAACGGCGTCGTATCCATGAAACTCGTCGACAAGCCGCCGAGGGAGTGCTCGGACGACGAGATATCCGTGCATGAGATCGACCCGGTAGACCACAAGTTCATCGTGGACTCCATCTCTGAACTGAACAACACGAACGCGGAGGCAGGCACATCCCTCCGTAGGTTTCCTGAAGAATCAGCCTCTCCAGGTGACGCTGGACGCGATGGCGGTGCGGTACGGGAAACTGCCGACGGAGATACTTGATCTCGACCTCGACGCTTTCTCGCTGAATAACATCATCTTCGCCATCGGCATGAAGTACGAGGCGTCCTTAAAGAAGGGCCGCCCGATGACGCTCACGACGTACGCGGACGACGGGATGGAACTCCCGGCGAAGCTAGATTCCATCTTCGGTCAGGTATCGGGACGGAAGAAAACAGGCAAGCGTGGCAAGGGGAGATAGATGGCGAACACGGTGGAATTAATCCTTCGCGGATCGGACCAGACTTCGAAGGCGATCGCATCCTCCGTCAAGGGCCTGCAAGGGATGGAGTCCGTTGTCGGCTCCATCAGTCGGTCCCTCGCGGGGCTGGTGTCGGTGGGGGCGCTGGGCGGGCTTGCGAGATCCGCCATCCAGCTCGGGTCCGACCTCGACGATGCATCGAAGAAGTTCGGCGTGTCTGCGTCGGAATTGTCGAAACTGCAGTATGTGGCGAAACTCTCCGGGGTAGAGTTCGGGGACTTAGGCATGGCGTTCAAGTTTCTGTCGAAATCCATCTCCGAGGCGCAGGACCCGACGAATACGCAGGCTGCGGCGTTCCGGTTATTGGGCGTCAACACAAAAGACGCCAATGGGGTACTGAAATCCACAAGCCAGATATTCGACGAAGTGGCGGACGCCTTCAGCAAACTTGAGGACGGAGCGAATAAAACAAGGTTGGCGTTGGCATTGTTCGGACGGTCTGGAGAGAACATCCTCCCGGTGTTCGAGAAGGGGGCCGCGGGAATTAATGCCCTCAAGAAGGAGGCTGTCGATTTTGGGGCGGCGCTCTCTGAGGAGGAGATCAAGAACCTAGACGCCTACGGGGACGCGATCGACAAGATCGGCATGGTGGCGAAGTCTACCGCCGGAAAGATCATCGTCAACCTGGTCGCCGCCGTCGATGCGCTGGCGGAATCCTTCGGGAGGGCGTTGGGCGGGGACGTATCCTCCAATATCAAAACCGGGAAGATCGCCGACATCCTCGTCCCGAATCCGGACAAGAAAAAAGCCGGGAGCATTGCGGAGAAGACGGGAACGAAAAAAGATGACAAGGACGATGCCTATTACAAGTCCGCGAAAGCCCGCCTTGATTTCGAGGAAAACCTCAACAAGGAAATCTCCGACATAACGATGAAGTTTTACAAGGATGAGGAGGAAGCGGCGGAAAAGCGGTACGAGGAGGACAAGAAGTTCTCCGAGATGGAAGCCGCGAATTGGGGCGCCGTCGCGGAGGCCAGGATCCAAGCGGACGAAGAGGCCGCGCTTGCCGCATCGGAGATGATGAAAACGCAGACCGAGGACTCCGACCTCTACAAGATGGCTTGGATGGACGCCACCAACGCCGTCGCCGACGCCATGATGTCCCTCTACTCCGGGATGCAGGGCTGGATCTCCTCCTCGTTGCAGGGCCTCATCACCGGCACGATGGCCGTCTCCGACGTCCTGAAGAACCTCGGCAAGATGATGCTTTCCGTCATCACGGACTACATCGCAAAGTGGGTCGTCTCCCGGCTGTTCATGGCGGCGATGGGGAAGACGTTCCAGGCGGCGGAGATCGCGGCGGCGGTAGTCGCTGGCACGGCGGTCGCGGCGGCGTGGGCGCCGGCTGCGGGCGCGGTATCCCTTGCTACTCTCGGATCAAACTCCATCCC